ACTATACCAACAACCTTACGGTCATCTATCGGTAGAGTGAAAGTTGCACTCATCATCCTATTCGGAATCTTATGTCGCATAATTTTATCGTCCTGTAATGTCATTCCCGTGTTCCTCGATAAATTGATACAGTTTAATATTTGTATCTTTCACCTGTTCCATCTCGTGCCACATCGTGTCTATTGTATTGTTCAGTTTATCAATATATCTAAAATTTACAACCATAACTGTTATGCAAAAATATAGAATTATCAACAATAATACAAAATTAATGTACTTGGCCAGCGGCATTAAGTATTCTCTCACCTGTTTCCTCCCAATATTCTCTTAATAGTTTTTCATAGTTTCGTTTCCACATTAACCGCATACGTGGACATGTTACTTTACTTAACATATCGCGGCAGTTATTAATGCGTTTCATTTTAAGTGCTATTGTTACCATCCGTATTCATCCTCTGGGTTTAAGGGCATCATTTACCAACTTCGGGAAGTGTCTCTCCCGACCATTTTGTTTTTGATTCGCGTCCACCCTCTATATTTTTTCGCGTGTCTTTTATTGGTAGCTTCACATAACCACTATGAGTGGTGATGCGTTGCCCCATATGTGTAACTATTTCTTCACACATTGGACAATCTGTTTCGGTTGCCTTATCGAACACACCAGCAACTACTGGCATTATACGAATATACCCATTGCCATTACAGCGTGGGCATATCGTTTCGACTAATTCACTTTCCATCTTTTTCTATCAAATAAGTTAAAACCGCTTGCACACTTACCGGAACTTCAAACCTTTTTTTGGCTAATTTCCGCAGTTTTGCTAGTGTTTCTTTACTTACTGAAATGGTAGTCCATTTAGCTGTATCCATAGTTTCCTTCTTTCTTTACATTGTTATCTTGTATTATATAACACAAATATTTTATTTGACAAGTCTTTAATATACTTTAATGTAATTAAATCTTCTCACCTTCGGGCTGTCGTAAGAGGTTTTTTTGTTTATTTATTTCCTCCTATTTACGGCAGCCTATTTCCTTTAGAACGATTTTCAAATGCAGTTAAATATTGTAAATTTTCTAGTGTGTGTAAACCACAAACTTCATCTGATATTATCGGATAGATATGATCTACTTCCATCCCTGGAGGACAATTTAAATAAAAATCTCTTATTGCATTATCGTCAGCCCAACTCGGTATAGCTTTTCTACATTGAGCTCGATACTTTGCATTCTTAGCTCTATTAGCTGCTTGACCTTTAGGACTATTGTACCAACGTAAGTAGCGTTCTTTCTTTTTAAGTTTACCATGTTCTGATCTATCATACTTAGCACTAGATCTTCTGCGCGCTAACTTACCTTTATCTGTTTGCGAATACCGTTGATACTTATTAAGCAATATCACCCCATGTTGTGCCAACCTCATAATCTACTTTATTTGGTACTTCTAAACTAATAGCACTTTCCATTATCTCTATAATTTTTTCAGCTTGCTCTGGTGATTCAACTGAAATATCTAATTCATCATGTACTTGAATGTGACCTACTATGCCTTCTTTATATAAATCTACCATAGCTTTCTTAGTCATATCAGCGGCACTACCTTGAATTAATTTGTTTAAAGCTTTATAAGTAAAAGCTCTTTTAATCCCCGGTCCGTGTTCCGCGAGCGCTTCTGCGTGTTTCAATGGTTTCTTAATTCCATAACCATGCGGCTCCCACATATCAAAGTGTGCTAATCTACCACCAACCGTTCTAATCTTACCACTGTTCTCAGCCCGACGTGTTACCGCATCGGTCATCATTTTAACAAATGGTGCATTCTGATGATATCTTTTTAATAGTTCTTCCGCCGCTTCTACCTGTAAACCAAGTTCCGCCATGAGTTTATTTTTACCCATACCATACATGATACCAAGATTAATAGTCTTGGCTTGCTTTCGTTCAATGCCGGCCATATCTGCTATCATCTGATGAAAGTCTGCTTCACCTTTTTTGTATTGGTCCACAATAGTTTGCGCCCCTTCCATCCGTTGTAGCTGTGCGTAATGCACTAATATTCTTGGTTCCTGTTGCGAGTAGTCAAAACAACCCCACTGACAACCTTCCTCTGGAATAAATAAACGTCTAATTAAAGGACCGAGTAATTTATATCGTGCCGGAATTTGCTGTAGGTTGGGGTTACTATAACTAAAGCGACCGGTTACAGTCCCCCCATCGTCCGACCGGATCTGATTTATGTCACTGTGGATTCTACCTTTGTGACTATGTTTAAGTAATGTTTCTATAAAGGTAGTATTAAGTTTATTAATTTCACGACAATTAACTACCATTTGTGCTAATGGATGTGGGCTATTAGATAAAAATTCTTTAGTAAAAGAAGGTTTACCTTTAGCTGTTCGATCATAAGGTATCTTAAGTTTATCAAAACCTTTAGCAATACTTGCTGCCGACCAAATCTCCATATCAAAATTAACTAAGTCAATCATTTCAGATCTAATTTGTTTTTCAGTAGCATCCAGGGAGACTCTAGTTTTAGCTGCTTTTTCTAAATCAATACGTACGCCTTTAAATTTCATATCAACTAAACATGGAAATAAATCTAACTCCATGTTGAAGACGTCCCATAAATCTTGATTAGTAATCTCATGCTTCATTGATTGCCATAAGTGTAAAGTAGCTTTTGCATCTTGCTCAGCATATTCACCTACATATAAACTTGGTAAGCGCCACATCTCAGCTTTAGCATCAATTCCATATGCCTTCGCTGCTTTGTTTAATAACGTTTCATTCTTACCTAAACCAACATATTGTTTAGCTAAACCATCTAAAGTAAAACCCCATCTGTTTTCATCAACGAGTGATGCAGCAATCATAGTATCTATAATACGACCATTAATATTAAAATTCATAGACCTTAACCAAGATACATCATACATCGCATTGTGAAATATTTTATCAGCAGGTAAATTTAAAACTTCCTGTACATAGTCTATCACCGTACGCCGATCTAAATTGTTGCCTAGTTCATGAGCTATTGGATAATAACCAGCCCAACCTTCAACTGCTATAGCAAACCCTACCACAAAACCATCACCCCTGACTGCACCTGAACCCATAGTTTTTAAATTAGGATCGCAGGTCTCGAGATCGATTGCTATTTCTTTATGTGCAGATAAATCTGGCCAGTCAGTAGGTAAATCCCATTCTACCGGTGGTGTAAACATTGGTCTTTGTAAAGGTTTATTTTTCATAAGTGTCTTTCAATTTGTTCAAGAACCAAATAGCTTTATCTAAGTCCTCAATGGGTTTGCCTTTGTGTTCGTGCCGCCATATATATTTCACCGCACTGCCTTGTAGATAATATTTAAAACCATCACCTTGCATAGAAGCAATAGCATCAATACATTGAATACCACCTTGGTTGTAGTGTGATGGATAATTCACTGCATCAAATTTTTTTAAGTCACCTAAAGTTACGTCGTCTTTAACGACACCTTCGTCTACTAGTTTTTTAAAATAACCTTCTTTAGTAAACTCCGGTATACCGTATTTGTTTCTCATATTGAATATGTCCTTTCATAATTACGTGGTTCCATTAAATGTAGTTCTTCTTTTGCTCTAGTCACACCTACATAAAATAATCTATGTAAGTCATCTGGACTGCGATCATTATGTATAACCGCTGCTTTGCTTATGTCTGGAAATAATAAAACTTTATCTGCCTCGCCACCTTTAGCTGCGTGTATAGTTGATAATCTAATTCTAGGTATCTTAGATAATTTTTCACCATTAGCTCGCATTCGACGAATATAATTTATTCTATAACTATCTAAGCCTTGAAAAGTATCATACCAAACTCCATTCACAGTTAAGCCGTGGTCCGCGACGCATTGTTCTTGAGTATAGTTTAAATCTTGATTTAGCGTTTTACCTTTTCTATAACCTTTAGTTATACTATCACCTAAGTATGAATACATATTAGTAATCTGAAGTGGGTTTAAGTAAGAGCCTTTACGCCACTGCTCCCAGTTTTCAATAGCTTGAAGTAAATCTAATGGTATCGAGTTACGATTTTTATACTGATAGTACCAACCATTTAATTCTAAGTGTTCGCGGGTACTGTCTAATACATAATTGGTACTAGCTAAAACTAACCATTCACCGGTAGATAAGTCTACTTGACTAATATCCATATAACGATTTAAAACACCAGTACCTTCTCGAGGTTTATATTCTTTCTCATAACGGTTAGTAATCTTAGATCCAATATTAATAGCTAAGTCGTGAATAGCACCACCAGGTATACGATAGGATTGATCTAGAACGCGGATATCGTCAACTTCGTCCCGGAGCGCGAGGAAACTATGTACATCAGCTCCGGCCCAGGTGTAGATAGCCTGATCATCATCTCCCGCGATATAAGTGTCTGTAGATCGTTCCCATAAGGTTTTGACCATTTTCCATTGTAGTGCAGATAAATCTTGGGCCTCGTCAATGAAGAGGATATCAAATGCTGGAGCGATATCACACTCCACAAACTTTTCAAGCATATCTCCATAATCAATTAAACCTTTTTGCTTTTTATATTTAGTTAACTCTCGATCAATAAGATAAAGAATGTTTCTTTCTATGTCTAGATAATGTTCATTGCGATCATATAGTTTCATTAATGGTGTCATTGAAGCCCTAGCTTTATCTATAAGCTCTAAGTATTCGTTACTAGAATTAAATAAACCAGTGTTACTATCATAGGTGGCTTTCTTAATAGTAATTGGAAAACTAACTTTTTTACCAAAGTCTTTGTAATCATTTTCTTGCATGACTTTAGTTTTAGTTAATTTTAAAGTTCTAAAAGCTAAAGAATGTAGTGTACTAAAATTATATAAATCATTTTTTAAATCTAAATTAAACTTATCCGCAGCACGAGTTGCAGCTTCAGTTGCAGCTTTTTTAGTAAAAGAAAAATAACCAATCTTATTTGGTTCAATACCTTTTTGTAATCCTGCATCAACTAAATTTAATAGTTCAGTAGTTTTACCAGTACCTGGAGGTCCTAAAATAATTGTTTTCATCTTTCTACCTTACCGTGATGCACTAATACAAATGCTTCACAATTTGGACAGGATAAATTAGTCATAATCATATGCTCTTCTTCATCATTCTCTTCCCATTCAGTTTCGTGATCACCACCCCAAATAAGTTCATGATTGCAAGACCAGCACTTCATTAAAAAGGAGCCTCATTGTAAACTGTGTCAACTTGAACCGCACCATCTTCAAAATCACCTAACTTAACTTGTATACAACGTGGTCTTTTTTGACCGTCTTTAGTTAAAACTGTTGGTCTGACTTCTTGGTCGTAAAGATCTAACTCTTGTAACAATTTACCGGTAACTTTTTTATCCATATCCCAAGCATTCTTTTTTAGAAAATTTAAGAAAGAACCAACTTGAAATATAGCATGGCCTTCTTCAGTATTTACATAACACTTACCGTTAATTAGTTCCTCCATCTTCGTGGTTCTAGTTCTATTCATAGTGTATTGTAATAATAATTGTCTTAACTCTTTTTTAGGTTGTAATGATTCTAATGGTTCAATCTCAGTTACTTCACCAGCAAACAAAGGTTTTAAATAAACTTCACGCCAATCCTTACCTTTTAGAATAGGTACTACTAAGTTAGCCTGCTCCATAACTGCAACCGCAAATAAACTGGGGCTATGTAATTGCTCACTTTTTAATTGCACCCGTTTATCACCAACAGTTAACATCCAAGTTGCCGGTTCAGAGCAATACTTTTGTAAATCTTTCATAGGTTCCATTTGCTCATCATCACCACCAACACCAAACTTTTTAGTTCTACATAAAGCGGGCTTACACACCCCACAAATAGGTTGATCTTTACATCTATATTTATCGTAACCACGTTTACCAATAGAACCAATTAAATCATTTACTTCTTTAAAAGGTAAGGGTGGATTAAAAAACTTGTGATTAGATTCTGAGACAGCGTCTTGCCAATTGTCCGGCGAAGACTGCTTGTGATAGACCGCAATATTAAACAAAGCATTGTTACGCGATCCTTCGCCAAACCCTTCCTCAGCTAATTTATTTAAACAAGGTGGACCACTCTTAAATGCTTCCGTACTAACTACTTTACTTTTAGCTACTTTAATCTCATCTATTTCTGTCTCAGTTAATGCAACCTTTTCATAATAAATATAAAAATCACCTTCTGTAATTGCTTCACCATTTTCGTCTAATGCGTAACGCATGCCTCTTATACCACCATGATAAGGTAAGTTTAAAAAGTTTCCAACATCTCCGCGTTCCGCGAGTAGTTCTGTTTGTTTCGGGAATATCTCACTACCGGCAAAGCCTAACACTTCAGCCATAGCGATTAGTTTAGATTGCAACAAAGACGCTGATATAAAAGCCTTACAAAATAAAAATAAATGCGCACCACCGGATTTTGATCTAAATAACACCAATGGGAACTTATGGGACTTGATAGAGGCCGCTATAGTTTTGAGATCTAACGTATAATCATCCACGTCAATACAACCCCACTTACACATGTTTTTCTCATTTATAGGTATGATACCCAATGCCGGTTCAACACCTTTTAAATGATTAGCCCAAAGTAAATCAGTAACTTGATCACGTTTTATAAAAGCTTTTGCTTTTTGCTTACCTTTGTCAGTAGTACCTGGTAGCAATACCATTTGACCGAAGGCATTGTTGTTGCCTTCAAATATATTTTTTAACTCTTTCATTACTTCTTCTTTCTAGGTCGTCCAGGGTTGTTACCTGTTGAGATATAAGTTGCAGCTTTACTACAAACAAAACCACAATATTTTTTCTTTCGTTGCTGCACTGCGTGAATTTTAAATTGTTCGCCACAAGTTTGACAGGTTAGTTCTTCATCAATCATAATTATCCTTTAAGATGGCAGGCGGGGGAGTGCCTGCCATCAATAGTACTAGTTAAAAAGGTACGTTAGATTTCTCTTCGGTACTGTCTTCGCTAGCTTTTGCCTTTACGTCTCCGCTAGAACACGATATTGCAAAATCTTTAGCAGCCTCGTACAATCTTTTATCTTGCACTGGACCTTCCTTTTCTACACTAAAACCAAACCAAGTTCCCTTGTCGTTTTTTTGTTGAACAGCTTTTAATCTATACAGGTGACTGTATGATGCCGGTGTAAACAAACCATTCTTACCTTCAAGTTTGATACTGTTCATCATTGAGTTCCACGTTCTGCTAACTTTTAGTTGCGTAGATTTCATAGTTATTACTGCCTTATTGTGGTGCTCGTCCATAACAAAATAAGTCGCTGTGTTCTCAAGATAATTACCATTTGGTAATCGGTCTTTCCAATCAGAGCCTCGCTTTGCTTGTTCAAGAATACCACTATTAACTGAATGATAAGCAACTGGTGCACTGGTACCTTGACCACGATCAGTCCATTCAATGTACTCACGTTTATAATAACAAGGCAATAATAAAATGCCTTTCTTACCATCCGTTAAAGTCTTAGAGGCAGTTTGAAAGATCATTCCAGGCTTAGCCCCTTCAACATAACTAGCATCGTGCTCGTTTACTTGTGGGGATAGCGGTCCTAATACTCTTAAAAAGGGCATCTGATAGTCTTCCGTAGTCATATTACTAGCACCAATATTGGCGTCAGCTTCAAACATGTTGCCTAAAGCAACTGCTGTGTTTTCTTTTTTCATTACTTGATTCATGATTCGTTCTCCTTGTTTCTATGTTTTCCGGCTTATTTTTGTTTGATCTTTAATAAAAGTATTAAAGATTTCCGAGGGCATATCGAGGCCGGCCTCGATACGCTCCCGGTAGAGAGCTTGCAATGTCATTGGCTCAACTTTTTGTTTTTGGTTGGGCTGATAACCTGATTGCTCTGCAAGGTCTAACAATTCGTTAGCCCTTGTGTCTTCTCCTCTACCAAACACTACAGAAACTTCATTCTTAATGATGTCTCCTAAGCCTTGGTCACGAAGCCATTGATACGCTGATTCAAGGTTGTCTTTAGGTATAGTACAGCTGTACGTTTTCTTGACGGCAACACCTGATCCATCAGCTAATTTCAAAGATGACAATCCCTGCTCCGCGAGCAAATTAGGAATGATCTCTGAACTAATTTTGTCTGCTTGTTGTTTTAAATCTTTAATAGTTATCTCATGAGAACTAATATTGTTTTCTAAACGTGCAAGTTCATTACAATATTTTGCCAAAGACTGTATGTCTGACTTCTCAATTAAATCTTGTTTATCATCCTCTAAATCAGATAATATAAGTTCGTCACTCATTTCTTCCTCCTTTATCATGTATGTCTATCCGTAGTGGATAGTATTTTCTTTCTCGCTTATCCCATTTTAATAGGTTAAAGCAGCCGTTAGTATTATCAGAAACTATTGCAGTTGACAACCCTATAATTGCTGGATCACCAGTGCATAAAATATAATCATGTTCTTCAAAATCTCTTAAGTTCTTTTGCATCTTATGTATAAAAGGACCACTAGAAAAAATCATTTGTGAGTGATGCGGTAAACAAATTACTAAAACACCATACTCAGCAGCACCTAATATATTAATTGATTCCGGTGGATGTTGTAAAACATACACCAATGGTGCGTCAGGATTTTTATCTTTAAAATCTAAAAAGTCTGCTAAACTTCTTCGATCATACAGTTCATAGACTGTTATATTTTTTGTCATTTATTTTCTCTCTTTGCTTCTTGACTTTTAATATAACCATCATTATATATATGTCAAGAAAGAATTTAAAATAAAATATGATAGATAAGTATAAGTTCAAAACTAAACCTTTTGAGCATCAAATGCAAGCCTTGTATAAATGTTGGGCGCAAGAATCTTATGGCCTGTTTATGGACATGGGCACTGGAAAATCTAAAGTTTTAGTAGATAATATAGCTATGTTGTATGACCGGGGCGCGATCCGCGGTGCGTTAATCATTGCCCCTAAAGGTGTTTATAAAATTTGGAGTGATAATGAAATACCTAATCACATGCCAGACCATATAGAAAAAACTATGGTTTCTTGGGATCCAAATATAACTAAGAAAAAACAATTAGAACTTGACACATTATTTGATGGCGATTCTCAACTTAAGTTATTGATTATGAATGTAGAAGCTTTTTCTACAAAAAAAGGACTGGACTTTGCTAATAAATTCCTTAGCATATTTGGTGGAAGAGC